TAATTCATGCAAACCAAAGTAAAGTTCAACCATCTCAATTTTCCTGCACTTGCAGACATCCCCACTGAAAGTGTGGATGGTTCTCGTCGTTATGTGGTCAATGGCAAACTGTTGCCTTCAGTGACCACAGTTACTTCCTATCAGAACAGGAAAGTTATTGCTGAATGGCGTGAACGTGTTGGTGAAGAAACTGCCAATAAAATTAGTCAATTTGCCTCAACTAATGGCACTAAGTTTCATAAACTTGTAGAGGATTACATCAACAATCAAGAGGTAGAATATGATACTGAAAAGTATGAAATTGCCCTGAAATTGTTCAATCAATTTCAACCACTTCTTGATGATGTGGATAACATTCATTATCTTGAATCTGCTCTTTATTCTGAACAACTTGGCATTGCAGGTCGTGTAGATTGCATTGCAGAATACAATGGTAAATTGTCAATCATTGACTTCAAGAGTTCTTCTAAACCAAAGTATGAATCTCAGATTCAAAACTATTTTGTTCAGGAGACAGGTTATGCTATGATGTATGAAGAAATGTCTGGTCATAAAGTAGAACAAATTGTGACCTTGATTTCTTGTCATTCAGGAGAGACACAAGTTTTTGTCAAGAATCCTGTTGATTATGTTGATACTCTCAAGCAATACATTCAGGAGTACAATAACAAATGATGTATGAAGTTGAGGTACGTCCTGGACCTGGATCTGAGTTTTTTCAGTATTACACAGAAACAGTGGAAGCATTAACATCACATGATGCAGAATTAAAAGTAAAAAGGTCAAATCCTGGTTGTATTGTTAGAACAACAAGATCTTGGGATGATTATGATGATGATGTAAATAGTAGTGATTCAAATGTATCCATGAATGGTGGATTTATTTTAGCACTTCTGCTTATTGCTTTTCTAGTGTATGCTTGGAAGTGGATTCTTTTGATTGGTGGCATTGCTGCTCTAATTTGGGGGATCATTCAGTTCACTAGAGAGTGAACATTTTTGCTGCTGTAGCACAACTGGTAGTGCAGGGATTTTGTAAGTCTCAGGTTGCAGGTTCAAGTCCTGTCAGTAGCTTTTACCACAAATGTGTGGCATTTCAGTTATACCATGTGCCACATGTAGAAGTGGCACAAACGCGCTTGATTTTTTCTGAAATCCATGGTATCATACATGTATGAAAAATCAAATCACCTCTGAAGTCTATCACTATCACACCAACTGGAAAGAAGGTAAAGTGAATCAAATGTGGATTCAACAAGTAGAAGATAAGTTTGTTGCTATTGCTTACAATCCTGAGAAAAATGTGAGCATGGTGATGTCCAAACCTCGCACCAGTTATGATGAAACTCTCAACTGGGTTCGTGGTTGGTGTGGTACATTTTGTGTTCTCCCTGTTTGATTATTAAACAAATGCGAGTTGATGTTATTTGTCCTGCTGCTCCTTGGGAGAACACTACAACTGATCTAGATCGTGCCTATGATCTTGCTTATTCTCTTTCTGAAGAGTATCAATGTGATGTGGATTTGCGTTACAATGAAACTGGCATGATTTACACTACTGTTTCTGCTTATTGATTATGAACTCATTGCTTTCTATTCTTATTCCTGGAGCACTTGCAATCTTTATTCCTTTCTTGATTGCTAAATTGTTGAAGATTAAACTCTTCAACAATACAAACTCTTATGATGATGGTTTCATTGATGGTTACATTGTTGGAGAGTATGATGACTAAAAACTACAGAGTTATGGTAGAAACCTATGATGGATGTGTGACTGTTTGGCATGAAAAAAGCAAGGCAAAAACTGCTGATAAATTGATACTCAATAGGGTCTACAATCAACTGTGTGGACTAAACATTAAAGAGATTTCTGTCACCCCTTCTGTTTAATTATGAAAACCTTTTTTGCTGGTATTGTTGTTGCTTCCATTGGTTTCAGTGGTGTTGCTAACATCCTGAATGTTGGTCTCAACATTGTACAAACTCATGCAGAGCAACTTAACTCACAACTAGAACAACTTGAGCAGAATTAGTGTTATCATGTGCCACTAATAAAAGTGGCACAATACACTTGACAAATCCCTGAAAACGTGCTATCATACATGTATGGAAAAAAACAAAACCTTCTCAAAAGTTATCTACAACATCTCCAATTCTAGGTGTGTTGTGTTTGATCTTGATGCTACTTTGTGTCATCATGGTTCACAATCTGGGTTTGATCAGTGTGATGAATTCGAACCTATTGATGCTGTTGTTGATGTAGCAAAGCACTGCAAATCTCATGGGTTTGATCTAGTCATTGCCACTGCACGTCCTGATACCTATGCAGAAGGGACTGCAATGTGGTTGCAACAACATTTGCCAGAGTTTGATGCACTCTACATGAAGAATACAGATGATGATTCAACTGGTTCACAGTGTAAGGGTGAACAACTCAAGGACATTGAGCGTTTCTGGACTATTCAATTCTGGGTTGATGATTCTCCTTACAATGCACAGGTAATTCGTGATCATGGTGTAGATTGCATTCGTCCTTCCCATAATGATGACTTCTGGGCAAGTTATGGTGATCAGTGATCCAATCATCAATCAATTCATGACATCTAGAGTTCTGATGTTGTTGTTAGTTGATCTGAATAACAGTTTGTATCATGTATACCATGAACATCATGCCAAAAAGTATAGTGATGTGCCACTTGATGAACTGGCACAGACCCCATTGACTTTCTAGAGTTTCTGTGCTATCATACATGTATGAAAAATCAAAGTTCCACTCAGTTCCCCACTCTTCGCTCTAAAGATGGCACCATGGTTGTGTCATTCTATCCTGTGAAATTGCCTTATGGTGATGTATCTCAAGCATTTGTCTTTAAGGTGCTAGAATGGCAAGGAATTGAGACAATCTCAAAGAAGTTCATTAACAAAGTTGAGCACAAAGTTCAACTGAAAGAGTATGAATCTCTTGGTTATGTTGTTGTCAAGGACAACAGCAATCTTCCCCAACTTGGTAATCCTATGGCAGGTGCGTGCTGATGTACATTTCTCAAGATGTGATTGAACAACTGAATAAGATTAAAATCACATGTGCCCAGGCAATTTGTGAAGCAGAATGTGCAATAGATGATGATAACAAAGGTTATCCTTATGCTGCTGGGTACAGTAGATCAGCACTCAAAAATGTGCTTGATGATGTTAATTATCTCCTGAAACAAAATGTTCTCAACTCTTGAAATTGATGCTCTCCTCAGTCTCATCAACTTCCATGAAGATCTAGATGAATTGAGTGAACTTCTGGGTGTAGATGTCAAAGTCATTTGTGATAAATTGGAGGAAATGAAATGAATAAAGTAGAAATTAGTGATGCAATCTCTGCTGCATTTCTTAATCTTTCTGAACTAAGTGCTCAGATCTATGACTATTGGATCTGTCAACTTTATGATGATGAAGGTAGTCTAATTGCAGAGGAATGGAATGAACAGACCCTCAGAATGATGGAGGATGATGTAATGAACCTTTCGATTTTGAATGATAATGTTTGATGAAATGTGGTCTGAGATTCAAGATATGGAAGGAGAAATCTTTGATGTTGATCCTAACACTGGATGGAAACTTTTCCCCAGTGAAGAACCAATCTCAGAGAATGAAATTGATGCCATGATGGCACAATTTTGTCCCCAGTAGGTTATATCATGTGACAGTCCGCAAAGTGGCACAAGACCCCTTGCGGAATCCATGAATCCATGCTATCATACATGTATGAAAAATCAAACCACTGAAATGACTGCAACTGTTGTTACCTATCCTGCAAATGTTCAGGAGAAGATTGATTACCTGATCCAAACTGGTTATCATGATGAGGACATTTTTGCCTTCATTCAAGAACATGGGAATGACAATTTCCTAGAGTATTATGAAGAATATGTCCAGCAAGGTGAGGACTATTGTTATGATGCAGTGGATGCTTTTGTTGCCCATTTTGGTATTGAGTGCATTGCGCATTTCACTGATGCCTATTATGGAGA